TCAAGACATGGTGTTGCAACAGGTGAGATGGGAAGAGGCATTGTTGAACAACTTGCTCAATCCTCAGCAGGTTTAAGACAACAAGGTTATCAAAACGCTCAACAGGCAGCAATGTCGGATATTGGTAATAGAATGACTGCAGACCAATTCAATGTCCAGTCAGGATTACAAGGACAACAACAAAGATTAGGTGCAGCAGGACAATTAGCAGATATATCTAACCTCGGCTTTGGCATGGGTCAGACAGTTACAAACAATTTAGCAACCCAAGGTGCACAACAACAAGCACTTCAACAAGCACTAATGGATACAGCAAGACAGAATTATGCAGGTTATGTAAATCAACCAGCTCAGTCAATAGGATATGCCTCACAGGCTCTTGGCGCAGCACCAGTACCACAAACGGTGACTAACTCAAGACAGCCCGGTTTATTCGACTACTTAACACTTGGTGCTACTGCAGCATCAGGAGGAGCATTTAGATAATGAATTTAGGTTTAGGCGATCAATCCCAGGCAGGTAGCATATTTGATACCATACTACAACTTGTAGTACCGGGTTTTGGAGCGATGAGACAGCTCCAGGGTGCATTTGATGAAGATAAGAGAGCCGGTACATTGTTTGACCCCTTTAATAACGAGATAGTGAACAAGGGCAAAGGCTTGTTTGGAATGGGATCAGACAATGATCCTTGGAGTCAGCCAGGAGCTTATAACGGTGGCTCAGGTGGATTTACTCAACCCGGTGATTTGAGATCCCCAGGTTTATTCGGTACAGGCTTCTTTGCAGATGTAGGCCAAGCAAACAGCGTAAATGATAACCTATCGGTTTGGAATGATGATGGCAGCTATACTTATGGATCAGATGTCGATGTGGGTCCTTCTACAGATGACTTAGACGATGCCGACGAGGCATCTGGCAACGCAGGCGAATGGTAAGATACTAGGAGAAAGGAAATGGGAATATCGAGATTAAATGGTATTTTAGGTAATATAGGTTTAGGTGACCTAATTAAAAATCAAGAAGAGATAGATCCTGAACAAGAGAAGTTATTGGACTTTGCTAGAGGTTTATTAAGCCTTAATACTAATTCTCAAGGCATGGCTTTACCTGATCAAGATTTTGATGGCAATGCCTTTTATGAAAGAGGCGTTGATAAATCTTTAGCAGATAGGAATAGTCTTGATTTCCAGACAGCCTATCCTTTTGAGGGAGTCAGAGATGCTAAGCCTGTTCAAGGCGAGTTTAATCCTAATTTTGATGAATTAAATGCAGCATCAGATACAGCCACAATGTTAGATCAGAATTATTCTTTAAGAGATACTGAGTTTAATCCTAATTTTGATGAATTAAATGCAGCATCGGATACAGCTACAATGTTAGATCAGAACTATTCTTTAAAGGATTCTGATTTTGAAAGAATGATGGAGCTTAAAAAACAACGTGATCTTGGATCGAGACAAATGGGCCAAGAAATCGATGCAGCCTCAGATACAGCTACAATGTTAGATCAGAATTATGACCTGAATCAGTCCCCAATGCCGGTTGTAAAACCGGTTGTAGATCCCATCAAGATTAAGCCCGATGCAACCAAATCCCCTCCCGTAGTTAGCAGTGATGCTTTACCTATCGCAAAGACTGCTACGATTTCAAAAATATATAATCGAATAACCGATGATTCTAAAAAGGCCTCGTTTATCGTAGAAGATGCAAAGAATACTTTGGCAGTGGTTGAGAAATTAGATCCTAAAGCAAAAGAAGATTTTAATAAGAGCTTATTCCAAGATCGAGAAAGAATGCTTTATTTAGCTTTAGCATTTAATACTATGCGGTTAGATCCAGATGACGGACTTACGAAGGTTATCGAGTCAGAATTAAAAGATCTTAGGAAGCACGGAGTTACAAATAAGACCTATGAGTATCTTAAGAAGACTAGACCCGATCTTTACAATTTAGTGAAGGATGGTTCTATGACGATTAAAGAAGCAGTTTCAGTCTTGAATCTAGATAAGTTCTCGGGTAACGTCAGTTTACCAACTATGCCTAAAGATTATCAAGGCAAGTGGGATCCTAAGGCTAATTCGTTCTCCATGAGTGTTATCCCGGGAAGTGAAACAGCACTAGAATTAGAGAGGAACAAAGATAAGAGACAGTCTTCTGTCCTCGGTAAGGTGGATAAGGTCAAAATGATGAATACTAACATCGATACAGCTATCGATATGTTAAAAACCGAAGAATGGGCAACAGGTATTAAAGGTGCATTCGTTAGAGATTACGGTGGCTTCCTAGGAGCAGGAAGTCCGGCAATAAACCTTGATGCTACGATTACCTCAATCAAAGCGAATATTGGTTTTGATAAATTACAAAGAATGCGAGATGAATCTCAAACTGGCGGTGCATTAGGCCAAGTCGCGGTTATGGAGCTAATAGCATTACAAGCTACATTGGGTAGTTTAGATCTTAGACAAAGCCCAGAATTAGTCATTGCTACTCTTGAAAATGTCCGTGATTCTTATAATGATAATATGGCTATTGTCTTAGAACAATACGGAGCAGAAGAGCTTAAGAAATATGGCATTGAATATGGTGGGGCAGGAAAATCAACCGTTAATGATGATCCATTAGGAATAAGATAATGAATGTACAAGAATTTAGAGAAAAGAATCCCCAATATGCTGATCTGAGTAATTCTCAATTAGGTTTTGGTCTATGGAATAAGCATTACAAAGATGATATGAATGCTTGGGAATTTGCAGAGACCTTTGGCTTGAATGTAGATGATGTCTCGGAAATGCGTACGATGGGCTTAGATTCAGGATTATCCGAAGTGGATATTGCTGGTGATTTAGCTAAAGCCAATAAGGAAGCAGGATCATCTACCGCCGTAGTATCAGGACAAACCCTCGGCTTAGGCTCAGAAGTACAAGCCTTAGTTGCTGCTACTGAGGCAAAGTTAACTGGATCAGATCAAGCCTGGGGCGATTTATACGACAAACATAAATCTAGCTTTAGATCTAATCTTGAAGCTTACAGGAATCAATACCCAATGGATGCTTTAAAGCACGAGGTAATGGGTGCAGTAACAAGTCCTGTAGGTGCAGTAAAATTACCTGGCTTCTTAGGTGAATTATCTACAGGATTTCAAGCAATGCTTCGGGGATTCACTGAAGGCACGCTATATGGTGTCAATGATTCACAGGATAAGAGCTTAGCAAAAGGTTTGGAAGTAGGTGTTCTATCTAGCTTCTTTACCGGTGGAACAGATAAATTGCTTCGTTCATTTAAGCCCCATTCTAAGACTGTTAAAAGCTTGATGAGTCTCAGAAAAAATCCTACCGTTGAAAACTTAAAGTTAGCAAAGAGAGCAGCATATAAGGAAGTAGATGGCATGGGTGGGCTTTTCGATAGGACGGACATACAGAAAGTTTGGGAGTCAGCTAATGTAATGATCCGTGATAAAGTAGCTTACAATCCTGCTATTGATACGACGGTTAAGGCTATTGAAGTCCAACTCCGTAAATATATTGCAAACAATAAGATGTTTAAACTCTCCGAACTAGATAATTTAAGGAAGAATCTTTTTAAAAGACAAACAAATGCTAATGCTAACGAACAAGTGATCATCGGTAAAATGATTAATACCATCGATGAAGTTATCGACACTAAGCCTATTCAAGGTGCAGCTATGAAGCTTGCCAGAGATTTACACGGTAAGTTTATGAAGACGAAGCAATTAGACGATGCATTTAATGCCGCAAGAAGAAGCACAGAAAAATCGGGTACGGGCGGAAACTTATTTAATAATTACAAAGCAGCAGTAGTAAGCATATTAAACAGTCCTAAAAAGAGCAGATTCTTTACAGAAATAGAACTGACAGCAATGGAGAATTTCGTTAAGACTAATCCTACCGAGTCCATGCTACGAATACTTTCAAAAGCTTCGCCTAATGGTAACGGCTTAATCTTCTTCTTAACTGCTACAGCTGCTACTATGAACCCTGCAGCATTGGGTCTTACTGCAGCAGGTTATGCAGGAAAACGAGCAGTTGATAAAGGAATTCAAAGAAAAGCAGGTCAATTGATCAGTGACATTGGCGAAGGTATTAAAGCTAGTATGCCTTCCTCACCGTTACCAGTTGTACCGACAGTAAGTGCAGTAGCTACAGGATCCCCAGCGGCAATGGATAACCCTGCGGAGGGATTGATGAATAATTTCATTAGCCCTAAAATTAAATAAAGGAACGATATGGCAGAAGAACTTAAAGAAATGACTGAAGACGATATACACGGTATTGTTAGCGATGCAGTAAAAGATGCCGTTGATTTCGTAGAAAGTGAAATTTCAGAAGATAGGATTAAGTCACAGAGATACTTCGAAGGTGAAGTAGATATTGGTGAAGAAGAAGGACGTTCAACTATTGTATCTACAAAGGTTCGAGATACAGTCCGAGCTATTAAACCAAGTCTGATGCGTGTATTCTTATCTTCAGAAAATCCTGTAGAGTATATACCCGTAGGACAAGAACAAGTAGCAATGGCAGATCAGGCTACTAAATTTGCTCATTATGAATTCCAAAAACAAAGTGGCTATAAATTACTTAATGAAGTTATCCATGATGCCTTAGTTAAGAAGACGGGCATACTTAAAACCTATTGGGAAGATTCTTCCGAAGCAGAGATTTTTGAATATTCAAATCTAACTGAAGAAGAAATGACGTTACTAGTTAACGATCCATCCATCACAGTTATTGAGAAAGAAGTAGAGACTCATCCTAAGACAAACGAGATGGGCGAAATAGAAGACGTAGTCTATTATTCTTTAAAGGTAAGTCGAACTAAAAAGACGGGTAAACTAGTTATTGAGTCTGTTCCTCCTGAAGAATTCTTTGTTGATCGAAGTGCTAAGAGCGTTGAAGATGCTTACATTGTAGCACATAGAACTGAAATGCGAGTTTCTGACTTAGTTGCAATGGGTTATGACTTTGACGAAGTTACAGACCTCTCAGGCTTATCCCATGAGGATAGCTTTACAGATGCAGAGAAATATGAACGTACAAATTACTCGGAAGACGCCAATGAAGATATAACAGATCCTTCCATGCGTTTAGTTGCAGTAACTGAAGCTTATATGAGAATCGATATTTATGGTACTGGCGAGGCAATCATGCATCGCTTTATTCTCGGTGGATCTAATTATGATGTTTTAGATTATGAGCCTTGGGGTGAAATACCTTTCTCCGTTTTCGAGATTGATCCTGAACCACATACATTCTTTGGACGATCTATTGCTGATCTAATTATGAACGACCAGGATGCTTCTACAGCAATGATCCGAGGCTTATTAGATAACATTGCATTAACAAACAATCCTTCAGTAGATGTTATTGAAGGACAGGCCAATATCGATGATGTATTAAACAACGAGATTGGTTCGATCAGACGTATTAAGTCGCCAGGTGCTATCACCGTTAACGCTGTCCCGTTTATTGCAGGACAAACTTTAGGTGCTATCCAATACATGGATGAGCAAGTAGAAAATAAGACGGGTATTACTAGAGCTTCTATGGGATTAGATCCAGATGCTTTACAAAATACTACCGCAACTGCAGCTCAAATCACCAGTCAACGAGGCGCAGGACAGATCGAGGTTATTGCTCGTAACTTAGCTGAGGGAGGCATGAAACGTTTGTTTAAGCTTATCCTACAATTACTCGTAGAAAACTCTTGTGAAGAGACTTTAATGCGCTTAAACGGACAATACGTGCCTATGGATCCTCGTTCGTGGAATGCAGCTATGGATGTTAGTGTTAACGT